TAGGTGACTGCGTGTAAGGAGCAGAGCCGGCAATCGCACCAGCGTAGAGAGCGTCTAGGACAAAGAAACTTGGGTGAGAGGTCAGCGGTTCGCTTGTCAGGCCGTTAGCCCCCGAGGTGTTGGGGTTGGTGAATACGCCGCTGTTGATGGACGGGTCGATGCCAACGTAGTCAACCGTGACGGTCGCCATGTCCAGGGCGTCCCAGCTGATGCGCCACTTGTCAATTTTAAGGTAGGTATAGGCTGGGTCTGGGTGGGCCGTGCCCTTGACGAGGAAGGCCGTGAGGGCTGAAGTATAGTCGGCCTTGTAGACGCTGACCGAAGTGTGGAGGCCGAAGCCGTCCGAGACGACCGTCCAGCCAGATTGAAGGATCGGGGCGACGAGGGTGTCGCCTGTGTTTACGATAGCCATTGGTAGAGATTAGTTGCCACCCTGAAGCAAGGCAGCGCGGGATGGGATTGGTGTTTTGGTAAAGTCAGTCGGGACACCGCCACCGGGTGTTTTGTTGTTTAAGGATTCAAGTAGGACAGTCTGCTTGCGAGTTTCTTCAAGTTGTAGGGTCATGGCTTCCATGACAGGGTTAGCACCAACGCCGACCACGTTGCCGTAACCTTCGGGGCCTTTAAAGGAAGTCGCGCCCGTCTTGCCTCCTTCTCCTTTAAACATTGGAGCAAACTTTAAGCCCTCTGGGCTTTTAAGGAATGCTTCAAGAGCCTGTTTCTGAATAGATTCATTTTGAGCCGCCATCGCTGCTTCATCTCCTGGTCTTACTGAACGTACCATGCGCTCCCTAACAATTGTGCGTCCTTCTTCAGTTTCTTCTAAAAATCTTCGAGTCATTTCAATCTTGCCAGCCTCCACTTCCTTTTCCTCTTTTTCGCGAGCCGCCTTTATTTTAAAGAAGTTTGCCATCTTCTTTTCATCAGCGGTAGCCATTGTAGTTTCCCCTTCAGCAATCCTGTTGAAACCATCTTCGGCAAGTTTTCTAGACTCCTCTAGCTTTTGATTGATGAATGACATGATCCCGCTGATGATGGCAAGTGGACCAGCAAACGACAGGAAAACGGAAGAAATGGTATTTCCAAACGCTTTTCCAATCTTAGAAAATTGCGAGTCTACAATTGAGGTAGATTGTGCGGTCGTTCTTGCTACTTCAGCCCCAGCTGGAGAAGCCCTAACGGATGAGGCGCGTCTCTCCAAACTAGAGATTGCTTCATTAGCTCTACTAACAACCTGCGGGACATCCGAGGTCGCCTTGATGTTTACTTCTAGGGATTGGGCCATGTTAGTCGGTCTTCTCCTTTGCCGAAGTGGAAGCAGCCGCGGTTTCCTCTGCCGACATGAAGGCCTCTTCTTCGGGAGTCATTACAGACACTTCAGCACCGTTTCTAATGCCAAAAGCGGTATTCATCCAGATGGCTTGACACTCCGGCATCTCCCAAGCCCGCTTCTCCTCGATGCCATTGGCAATTAAATTGGTTACAATAGCCATAGGCCACGGTATGCCCTTACCGTTATTGGACTGTTTCTTTTCTTGTTCCCAAAATTTAGGCCAATGATTAACAAGAACATAATTTGAAAACACCTCTAATAACCTAGAAAGTTCTTCCTGATCTCTTTCGAGCCTAATAATTCTCCAACTATCAATAATTCCAAATTTGCCAATGGGTTCTTCAGCGCACAATTTAACAGCAAGAAGCAAGTCCGCTGGAGTTATGTTTCTTTCTCCATTAATCAGCGGTGACTTGAAAGCCAATAGTCTGACGCGGTACTTCAGGCACCACGGATAAAGCGAACGACCCAGCAACTTGAACGGAGCCGGGTCGATGAAGGCAGAGAGGAAGCGATGGTCCACGCCCTAGACTATGCCCCTACTTGGGGCTGGGTCAATTAAGGCGTTACGCCTTCGTAGTCGACCGCGGTAATAGAGACAGAAGTGAAGTCCTTGTTTGAGCCCTTCTGGGAAATGGCGGTGATGGTTCCGACGTAGGACGTGGAGGCAGAGCCGCTTGGGTAAGCCGTGTCGGCCTGAATGGTAAACGAGAAAGAGGCGCCAATCACAGGCATGGCAGATGTCTTGCAAATGCCATCCACGGTAATCTCCGTCTTACGGTCGTCGTAGCGGGCCGTCTTAGTTAAGCCCGTCTCGTCGGCTACCGTACCCGACAGGTTGAACGTGGCGTTCACCGAGTAGGACTGCACGAAAAGGTTGGTGACGGTACCGTTGACACCGAAGAGGCAAGTAGTTCCTGTAGATACGGCGGCCATAGTTACTTTTGCAGGGGTTGGAAACGTTACGGGGCGAGACAGGTCATGACGCTAAAGCCGAAGGAGGTCGCCCAGCTGCGTTCGTCCACCCCTTCGTCCTCAGACATGATGCCAACATCGTAGCAAGTCGCGTCCCCGCCCGAGACAAAGGCCGCCTTAATGCTGGCAAGGTCACGCATATTTCCGACCAGGGCGGCGCACCGGGTGCGGTGATCGGCGAGGGTCGTGTCGTCGGCGTTCGAGAAAAGGGTTATGCGGACCGAGCAATCGTAATTGCCCTCGCCATCGGGGAGGCTGGAGGGCGGTCGGGCAGAGTCGCAGAGGACGACGGCCTTGGGCAGGGTCTGGGTGGCGTTGTTATCGCCCGTCAGGAAAGAGACCGTGGTCAGCCCGGTCTGGGTCGAGAGGTAGGTCGCGAGCGTAGACTCGACGATGTGACGGATAGAGGCGGGCATGGTTATTTGCGGTTAAAGGTGTCTATGTCCTTTTGGACTAGGTGGCGGACTTTGGCGGGCATCTGCTTGACGCGGTTGCCGTAGACTAGGCCGAGGACGTCCGCTTGGTCGGCGATGCCGAAGATGTTGCCGTGAAGGTTGCGGATGGTGACGTTGGCTAGCTTGTCGGAGAAGGCCGTTGTGCTGTTACCATGGACACTGCTGTGCTTCGTAATCCAGCCAGCATCTCGGAGCTTAGAGCCAGCGTTCTTCTCGACTCCATTGATGACGGGCTTTGGTAGGGTGCGTAGCGCCATAGCCCAGCCAGACTTGATGGAGCCGACTCTCTTTTGTCGCTCCGCAATATACCTGTCGAGATGGTCTTTTTGTTCGGCAACATAACGGCTCATTGGGTCAATACCGCTAACGTTGCGTCCATTTTTCCATAGACGTCCGTTTTCCCGCTGGTAAATTGGGCGGTAGGCCGCGTGGATTTCCGCTATGGATTGAAGGCTCTTTTGATTTAGAGATTGATTGGCCACTTTGGCTCCGATGCGGTTAAAGTAATTCCGTAATTTTTTGAATCCCCAAGGCGTGCCAAAGCCATTATACCGATCTGAGAGCATCCTAGCAAGGAAACCGTTTCCATTCAGCAAAGAAGAGTTTTTTGCGGCCACCTTCCAAAACAGGGAAGAGTTATCACTTAGGGACAGGGAGCCTAGGCGCTTTATAACGCGAGCACGTTGAGTATCCTCGGTTCCGCCTGACATCGGGACAACTACCTTTCCGATGTCACGTTCAACTGCCCGCTCGCCAGCCTTCTTAGCGCCGTTGGAAAGGCCACCGCCCCCGCCCTTGGCTAACGGAGGGGTGAACATGGCGGCGTCCTGACAGGCTAAGGCCGCTTGCTCGAGCGTAGCGTCGCGGAGGGTCTGCTTGGAGGCTTGGGCGAACCTGTTGATGGCGCTCTCAAAAGCCGACAGACTCGCGGGCGTGATGGAGACCTTGACCACTTTATTGGTTGTCGTCGATAACGACGAGCGTGATCCAAGCCGAAGCGGGCTTGTAAGTCTGGGTCGTGATGCGGACCGTCTTCCCGCCGGCTACGATTTTCTTGCCTTGGGCTAGGGAGGCGATGGGGACACCTGCCGAGAGTAGGGCAGCCGATGCCCCATTAGACCCGTCTGGGAGGCTCCAGGAGGCCGTTACGGCGGGGAGCCTTACCGTGTACTGGGTCCGCTCGATATACCCCCCTGCTTCGAGGACGGTCTGGACGGCAGGGTCGGAGATGAGGCATTGGAACGTGATGGCCCCAGAGTTGGCAGAGCCAGAGACTCCGAAATCAGCTGTGACTTCCTTCGCGTCATTAAGAAACTCTGTCCCGTATAGGCTCATAACATTGCGAGGGTTGGCAATAGACTAAAACAAAAGACCCCCAAGCGGTTAGGCAAGGGGGTCTCGTTTAAGCGGCTAGGCCGCGTCGCTTACGCGCTGCAGAGGCGGCGGAGGCTGGTCGAACGACCGACAGCAACACCGAAGAGCAAGGTCGCGGTGACGTTGAGGAAACCAGACTGCTCCTGGATGATCATGACCTGGACCGAGAGACCCGTTGCAGGGTCGGTGGCCTGAGACACATCGGCACCCGGGATTTCATTGAAGGGCAGAGCGGTCGCAACAGCGATAGCGTCGGCACCACAGAGGAAGCCAGCGAGGCCTTCCGTGTTGCCCGAGAGGTTGCTGAACTGGTAGACCTGAGCGCCGGCAATCGTGCCGATAGAGCCAGTCGAGATGACGTTAGCACCGAGCTGGAAGGCAGCGATGATGGTCGCATCCGAGCGGAGGTCAGCGGTATACTTGTTATTAAGGACCAGAGCGCGCTTGTCTGGAGCCTTGGCATCGTCGAGGAGTTTCTGCTCTGCGACCACTTCAGCATAGTCGAGGGCGGCACCAGTGACGGTACCAGAGGCGAAGTTAGCGACGGTGATGAGGCTGTTGATTTCCGTCATGCACTTCTGGGAGAGAGCGATAGCAGCCGTCTCGACGAAGTTGTTGGCGAAGAAGCCCACGCCGTACTCGCGGATGTCGAGAGGGGAGAAGCGGCTGGAGACCTTGAAGTGCTTCAGCGTGACGGAGGAAGCCGTGACGGTAGCGTCATCCTGCGTGAGGTAGCCACCAGTCGAGAACTCGGTAGCGGTCGACGTGCCAATCAGGGGAACCTGAATGGTCTTGCCGGCGCCAGCTACTGCGGACGTGAAGACGGTGGAGAAGCCCGAGAGCATCGGGAGCTTGTTGGCCAGTGCTTTGATTACACCGACCGCGAGGATACTAGGCGCACTAGAAATTGCGTTTGCCATTTTATTATATTATTTGGGTGAGATTAGGGTGAGAGAAAATTAGACCTTGATTGACGCGTAGATGGCCTGAGCGTTCTTCGCGAAGAAGTCGGCTTTGGCGACTGGGTCAGTCAGGGAATTGAAAGTAGCGAGGGCGTCCACCTTGGCGGCGACGTTGTCGGAGCCCGGGATGATGGCGGTCGGTTCGACGCCTACGGAGGCGGCAATCTTGGCGGCTTCCTTGGAGGCCGTGACCTTGGTGGCTTCGAGTTCCGCGATCT